TTAAATGTAGTACAATCTGGACCTGAAGGCCAAATGTCTTCTACATTTCTACGAGGTACAAACTCAAATCATACACTTATCACCTTAAATGGTATTGCAATCAAAGACCATTCTACTCCAGGTGGTACAGATGATATTAGTCAACATAGTTTTTTAGGTGTCAATAGAATAGAAGTTATCAAAGGACCTATGGGTAGTGTTTACGGACCAAACTCAATTGGTGGAACTATTAATATGATTACACAAGCAAATGAAGATAATAGCATTGGCGCTTCTGTGGGGTCTAACAATACTTGGACACAAAATATTAAAGTTGGCGATTATGTAGGTAATACACTAATTGATTTTAGAGTAGAAAACAAAACAAGTGATGGTATATCTGTAGTTGACGGCAATGAAAACGATGAATATAAAAATAGAAACTATATTTTTCAAACAGAAAGTTACTTAGATAATAGTTATATTCTAAAGTCAAACATTATAGAAACACATAATAAATCAGATTTAGATAAATCAACAGACTATACAGATTATACTTCTGATTGGCAATTCAATAATTATTATTTGTCACTACAAAACAAAGATGAAGAATACACAATCAACCATACTAAACATGATAGAGTATATGATGATAAAGGTACAATAGACACATATCTAAATGATACAACAACATTACTTGCAAAGAAAACATTACACCATGAAAACAAAAGTCATACATTAGGAACTGAATACGAATATTCTAATATAGAGTTTAATACAAACATCTCTGGTTATGAAAGTGAAGTAAATAAAAATAGAACAAACAACGGATACTTTTACAGTGTAGACCAATCACATGATAGTGGTGTACAATCTCATTTAGGTTTTAGATATGATACACCAAATACTTTTGATGACCAACTAACATATAGATTAGGTGTTGAAAAGAACGGTGTAAGATTAAGTTATGCAACTGGTTACAAAGCACCAACTGTTTATGAAATGTATGGTAAAGACAATTGGGGTTTTTTAGGTAATAGTAGTCTAGTACCAGAAGAAAGTAAAACATACGAACTTGGTTACCGATGGGACAAAGGCGACCTTGTATTCTTTAAAACTGAAATAGACAATCTGTTAAAATATGAAAACAGTACATATGTTAACGATACGAAAAAAAGTGATAGACATGGTGTCGAATTAGGCTTGACAAACAATATAGGTTCAGTTATAATAAAGAACAATACGGCATTTGTTATCGCTGAAGACGGTAATGGTGCTGAGATAGTTAGAAAGCCAAAGTGGACAAACTTAACAAACTTTGAACTCAATGGTTTTAATCTTAACATTAATTATTATGGTAGTCACATGGATATAGATAGTACGACTTATGCAAGAAAGAAAATGAAAAGTGTTACAACAGCAGATTTATTTTACTCAACAACAAAAGGAAGCTTGACAATGTACGCCGGTATTGATAATATAACAGATGTTGATTATGAAAGACCTGATGGTTATAATCAAGTAAATAGAAATTTCACCCTAGGCTTTAACAAAAAGTTTTAATCTGAGAAAAGGAGATTTAAGGTGGACACTCGTAGCCTTAAAACAACAACTGACTATCTATTTCAGTTGTATAATTTCAAAAACATTCCATTACAATATTTACCACAAGTAGAGTTATACGCCAAGAAAGTACGGCGTGTTAAGATTAAACTTAATACCTACGATAAAGGTAAAGCAACCTGTACAAAGGATTTCAGTGTGTACAGACCATTCCGTAAAACACAGTAACCTTATCTGCCCGTAGCTCAGCTGGATTAGAGCAACGGTCTTCTAAACCGTAGGTCACAGGTTCGAATCCTGTCGGGCAGGCCAATTCAAGGAGTTGATAATGCATCAACCACTTATGACTAAAGAAGCCAATGACTTCTATATTCAAATAGAATATGAACGAGGCAATATTGACAAGGCGACCATGGTGAAATTGGTAAACACAACAGACTTAAAATCTGTCGCTTCAGAGCTTGCCGGTTCAAGTCCGGCTGGTCGCACCACTTATAGTATGTATAACCATGGAGAAGAAAATGATGAATGACTGCTAATCACAGCAAATAACAACACAGATAGGAGAACAAAGCAGTAGAGCGTAAGCCTTATTAAGTTAAGTGGCCTGTAAGTCTTTGGGAGAGGGGAGTTTTACTACCCCTCTTTTTTTTGTTCTTCTTCGTAAGTAGAGGGACAACCACCCCAGTCTTGGTCATCGTCATTGATGATAACACCACGGTTTTGTTTCTCTTGTAAGTATAACTCTTCTTCGTTCATGTAAATACTTATAAGGAAAAGTTTACAGAATTTACAGCTATTTTGTAAATCTTGTCAACAAATTGTAAAAGGAGGTTTACAAAGTTTACACACTAAAAGAAGTACCACAACCACACTCACTCTTAGAGTTAGGGTTTTTAAATTCGAACTGACTACCGAATATATCTTTTTTGAAATCTAATTCCATACCTAATAGATATAACTCGTAATCTCTACTGACTAGAAGTATGTCTTTGACAACTGCATCACTTCTTAATTCTTCGTCTGCAAAAGACCATTCATAACCAAAACCGGCACAGCCACCACCCTTAACATCTAAACGAACAAATCTCTTGTTGTTATCTTTTGCTATTGTTTGTAAATGTGTAATTGCATTTTCACTTAACTTTATCATTCATTACCTTTCTCTAGTATTGTTGCTACTAGATGTACTCTGTCTATTTCACTACCATTAAAGAAGTTGTGATACTCTGTATTGTTTACGATGTATGCACTACCATTTGATGGCATGTGAAAGGATACATCATTTATAATCATTCGGCAACCCTCATTTGTAATTATCGGAATATGAAGACGCATTTCCGGGTCACGATGCCAAGATAGACAAGAACGAGGTGGTTTCATAAGAAACCGAACACGACCTAATTTAAACTTAGAAGTAATGAGATTATAGACCTCTTCAACATATGTATCTTTGAATTCAGGACATATCTCTGTATATCTATGTTCTTCAATATATGGCAATCGTTGTTCTTCAACATTAGTCGTATCTGGTTTAGTCCAGTATAGACCACGAACATTGCCACCTGTAATACTGTTCTCATCGCCAGGTATACGATTGATGCATATTGCGTTAAAATCTCGTAGCGTTTTATCGTCTGTACGAAATCCTAACTTTGACCGAAAATCTAAGTAACATTTACCAAGTCTGTCAATGTCAATAGATAGAGGTACTTCTGTATGATAGTTTTCCATACACCTATTTAGGTACACTCACAGAATAGTAAACATCGAGATACTAAGAGTTTTTTCCGAGTTTCCAGGATATGGACCTAGGAGCTTTCTCTGACGGCACACCGATATATATACATCCTAGTAACCTGAGAAGCTGCGACATAGTTCCATGGTTGCCATTCTCACAACAATACAGTATAATAACACTATGAAAAGATATCTAACCAAACTGATAGTTGTTTCACTAGTCACCTATGTAATCATATCACTTGCATGTCTGTATGTGTACTTTGATAGTATAATGAAAGATGTGTTCTTTGATTAAGGGTTGTGTAGGGTTTAGTCGTATTCATGGCCACCTCTGTGGTGATATGATATTAGTAAGAGGTAAAGAAACTGTACATGTAAGATTGCCTTTACCAATATACTTTGTAATGGCACGACTTTGGAGGCGAAAAAATATCCTCGGTAAATTTTTATTTAAAAAGGCTACCTACGAAATCGACACCATAGTAAACTAAAAGTAACCATAGTATACCCTTAACGAGAAAGAAGATACAAGCCATTAAGAGTAGGGCACGCTTTTTCATTAACGGCCGGACATCCAAGGATTTTTTATTCATTTAATATATCTCTTATGATTGTTATTGCATTTATAGTTTAGCATTTAACAACTAATTTTAAATAGCGTTTTCTGTGGTGGCCTCCTGGCCATACTAGTTAAGGTCTATCGTAGAACCTCTGTGTTGTACTGCACCTTGTGTTACATCATTCGTAGTACCATTCACAGTAATGGCTCTACTGCCGGCCACACTCATTGTATAGTTGCCACCTACCTTGACATTGTAATTACCACCACTGTTCACATTGATATCACCTTGTTTAGTAATTAGGTTAATCTTGCCTGTATCTACTTGTATATTAATATTCGCATTAGGCCCTACTTGTATATCATAGTGGTTATCGGTCTCACCATCACCATTGATACGGAGTTTATAATGGCCATTCACAGTTAATTCACGGTTGCCATCAATTTGCTGTTGCCATTTGCCTGTGGTTATGTTATAATGGTCACCTTTATTCAAGGCCGTATGGTCACCATTGTTATGCCACTCAAAGGATGTACCTGAGGTGTGACGCATATGTACACGATAATGGTTGACACGGTCACCATTCTCATCTATAATAAAACTATCATCGAATTCTAATACATGGCCACTCTCACTCTCATATACATGGTTATATGGATAGACGGCCTCATATGGTATAACAGGTTGATTCCATGTAGTACCATCTGACGCAGCTATTGTACTGCCATCTGCACCACTGGTCGCATCGAAATCGGCCGTTGCCATGGTAATTCTTCGTGCCAATCTCCTTGAGGCGAGGCTCGCAGCCACTAAGTTAACATCATTAACGGCCAAACGGTTAATATCGGTTTCATTAATCTCCCTAGGATAAACACTTTTATCCTCGTTAGGGGTTTCTCTCGCATTAGGGTCATAAAAACCACCAGAGGGCTTGCCATATTCAATCGGCTTGCCAGGTAAAGTTCCTAGGATAATCGGTTCCTGACAATCGTTACCATCTCTAAAGTAGCCAAATACCCAACTTCCCTCCACGATAAACGGATGGCCACCTAAACCACTGATTCCACTAGAGGTAACTGGCAATACGCAACTTGCCCATGGTAAGTCGGCTGTCGGCAACTCTGATTTATTTTCTGTATGGTATCCGAGGCATCTTACTCTCAGACGGCCGACCTTCTGTGGGTCATTTCTGTCTTCTACGACACCATTAAACCATATAAAACCGTTCCTGCCGAGGAAATTATTATCGTACTGCATCTTTTTTTACCGATATTGCTCGCCTTTTAATACGCTTGCTATACGCATTTTTCAGCCATTTAATTGTTTTATACGCATAGCCATTCTTACTGGTTTGCCTCTTCGGTAACCCTTGCCTGGTATGGCGTTCCGACTGCGTATTTTCTAGTTGTGACATCATTATCATTATTTCTCCAAACATAGTAATTCTCTGATTGCCTCTCTCTTACCCTTATAAAAGTAAGCATATTTGACTTGGTAATACTTATCTATTAATCTATCTATCATACATTTATATGGCCGTTCACATCTGGTGATGGCACATATTCCTCTTTCTCTTTTGGTTGGTTCTTATACTGGTCACTCCACTCTGGTACTAACTCTCTTAATTTCTCTTCGTTTACACATAATACATTGTCTAGTTCTGCATTAGGATATTGTTCTCTCACAATAGGCACCCAATACCCAGGATATCTGTTGACCCACTCTATACACTGTCTTGGCGTAGCAAATGTCGGTTGTTCAAATATGAATATATTAGGATTAGTAGGAGATGCCACTAAGAATACGACCATTAACCATTCTGTAATCATCACTCTTTCCCCTTATCTCTCGGCAATGGTTGTGACGGCCATTGTATAGGTGGCCATTCGTCTGGCCATTGTGCATTGTTGGAAAATTCTCGGAAATCTCTTATCATCTCTTAGTTTACTCCCTCTAATATATCACCACTGAGGATATCTTTATCGGCCTGATATATTGATGTTACTCCTCTATCTGGTGTATTGGTTATATTCGTATCCAATTCAGCAGGATATGATGTTCTCACTGCGTCTTTCATACAATTCAATATCATCTCGTATCTTTGTGCTTTCATGTTAAGTATGTGTTTTATGGCGGTAATCATATATCTACCACTGAAATATGGACTACTCTCTTCTCTCTTATCTTTTGCGTTGCCAAGTGGTCTCATTAGTGGTATATCAAAGGTAATGATGTCTCCTGCCTTTAGGAGACTATTTCCAAACACTTGTAGCTTAAGATTTGTACTCTTCATACCCTCATATTGTGGTATGCGTATCTGTGTTGTTTCACTATGACTACTCAACTCGTAATCATTATGTAATTTAGATGCCTTACTCTTGGTCATTAGTTTAGCCATATAATTCTGCGAAATATCTTTGTTTGTGTCTTCAAACTTGGTAAATGGTATCATTCCCTTGTCGGTTGCCTTATCACCGTTATTATGTTCTGTGTGAAAGTAATTACCAAAGTCGGCAAGATAGTCATATTCAGTCTTTGTAAAGGTTTTATTAAACGCATCATGTTCAATCAGTGTGTTTGCGTAAACTCCTGTTCGTATCTGTCTTAATGCGTCAGCTGGTCGCAAGAAGTCGTAACTGATAACATTTGTCATGTCTATCATTACATCTCTTACATCACCCTCTCTTGTATTGGCGATACCTGACTGGTATCTAAACTTGGCAGGTCTAGCCTTTGCGCCACCCATACCTAGTAAACTTTCTACACTACGGAAGAAGTAACCATCAGGTGTTTCATAGAACAAATAACCTGCGTTCTTGTAGTTGGCACTCTTAGCATAACTGCTTAAAAAATTGATTGCGTTCAATGGTCGCAAATTAGGTATTACATACTTCGTATTCGTGGCAGTCGGTTCAAAATAAAACTGTTTTTTACTGTTAAGTTTGTTCTTGCCTCTGAATATATCTTCTACTGCGTCTTCTATTGGTCCTGAGTATGCACGGCTAATTCTATTGATTGATGAAAAATACATCTCACTTGAACAAAAGAATATCTTATAATATTGACCTCTACCACTTGCATTAGCACTATCTTGTCTTACTTCATCTATCTTATATACTTGAAATGGGTAACCATCCTCTTCTGTTGCATTTACACCTATCATACCTGGTGTACTGAACACTAGATTTAATTTCTCCATGCCTGTAATTGGCAACACTGTGCGTATGTCTTGCATATCATACACGGTGATTGCGCCAACCATGGTATTTGAATAGATATCTTCGGTCAGTTCAACATTCAATGTGATAGGTTTGATGTTAACTTTATGTGGTGTTTGTTCGCCTTGGTGTCTTCTATAAGATATAAGTTCTACTTTGTCAAGGGTATATTCACCTGCTTGTTTTATTTTGTTTTCTGGCATGTCATTATGTTCTCAATAACTTCTTCATCTCATCTTCAAACATACTTAAATAGTTTGGAGATAAAATTTGAATTTGTCTTCTCTCATCTTCTAATCTTTGTTCGTATTCGTAATTTGATACTGATTGGCCATCTATATCGCTACTGTCAACCTCTATGAAATGATTAAGGTCACCAGGTCCTTGGCCTTTCAGTCTACCACTTGATTGTAATTTTTCATAATGGTGTATACCTGCTGGATTATCGTACTTGTCGTTTACATATTCTTCAAATCCTTGAAATGATTTTGGCCAGTCGTGGTTTCTATCTACAATGTTATTCATTAGGCATACAACATACCAATAATCTACACTGCCATAAACTTTAAATGCCACATCTTCTGGTTTCTCACCACTATCTACATCGTATTTGTCTAACAAGGCAAGGTTGTCTTTTACTTTACTTCTGACTTTAATTCTTCTGAATATATCAGTCGCAAGTTTTACATTGCCATCACTTTTGATGTCATACTCTATTTTAGGAAATTGTTGAAAATATTTTGCCATTACATTCCCTTATTGTAAATGTTGTTCTTAGTAATGAATTCTGTTTCTGTAAACCCTAGTGCTAGTTTGTAATGAATAGGTGCACCGGTTTTACTGAATGCCTTAAACTCACCCTCTGGTCCATAGTTTACATCTACACTTGTACATACACATTTTGCTATTTTATTCATGTAAGTATTATTTTTTGCTTCGCCATCCGCACTATCTATATACATATAATGAATTTCAAACTCACTAGGTACAATAAACATTCTGCCGGCAGACTTAGATTCCATACCTGGCGCACTGTGATATTTAAACAATGAAATAATATTAGAGGCTGCGTCTAGTTCTTGTTGACTTCTAGGCCAAAAATCAAATGTATATGAGAAACTTCTGAATTGTGGTCCTGTATAAAATTGTTCTTCTCTTGGATTGACTGCAACACCAAGTGCTTTACTTACTACCTCTGTTGCATTACCTAGACCAAACGCATCAAGAGCTTCACCTACAACATTCTTACCAAAAGCAGCTGCACCTCCTACTGCACCAGTTGTAACTGCGTCTAATTTATCAGCCATACTAGTTGCTGAAGATACATTACCAACCATATTTGCTATATCACCTGAAAAATTTGTTTCTTTGACCTCGTAATCATTTTTATATGATACTGTTACACCTGGTGGCATATACAATGCAATAGCACTTGTAACGGATGTATGTGTCGGCATTTCTGAATATATTGAGTTGTCTTGTTTTACAGCGGCCACATTACCAGTTTTTTTTCTTAAATCACCTATTGTTTTCTTGCCACCAAAATCCATGCCACCACCTGAGGTCACTTTACCTAATCCCATGTCAGCAGAAAATTGTAATTGTTGGCCTGCATTACCAAATCTATTCATTAGTGTGTAAAATAATATGTAGTGACCTTGTTCGTTGTTTGTAAGGTCTAGTGGATATTGTACTTGTGAGAAATCTAAAGGATTTCTCTTCAATGCTTCCATAGGACTATCTTTTGCCTCAAGCGGAGATTTCTTTAACAACTGAGCAGCCACTTTACCTTCTGCACCTGATATAGCACTGCCCGATGTTAGACCACCTACTGCACTCGTAATATCATTTAAAAATGGTGTTGCCATTTTGCTTAGATGTGATTTAACTTTATTAAACATGAGTTATAAATATCCTTGTATTATGGTAATATTTATATAGATTATAGGTGACTAAATGAGAAAGAGTTATAAAGGTTTATACAAACCTAACAATCCCAAGAAATATGTCGGTGACCACAATAGAATAGTGTATCGTTCACTATTAGAGCGTAGGTTTATGGCATATTGTGATAGAAATGAAGATATCAAATATTGGGCATCTGAAGAATTACCAGTTCGATACTTCTCTCCACTAGACAACAAATGGCATAGGTACTTTCCTGATTTTATCATTAAAACGGTAAAAGATGAGAAGTTTATGATTGAAATAAAACCTAGTCGCCAATCAGTTCGTCCTAAAACACCAAAACGAAAGACTAAATCTTACATGCGTGAGAATATGGAGTATATCAAAAATCAGGCCAAATGGTCAGCAGCCATGGAATACTGTGAACATAATAATATGAAGTTTAAGATTATTACTGAAAAAGAATTAGGTAAATATTAACCGTAAGCTGGGTGACTGTAAGCGGCAAATTCATAATCTCTATCAACACTTGTATGTAATGGCGTTCTTTGTACTACTGCATTACTATTGCTATTATTGTTTTGTTGATTGTTATTCGTTTGCTGAATAGTAACACCACCTGCGTTAGTATCACCACTTGTATTTAAAATATCTTTCTTGTAAGTAATTGTCGATACATCACCCTCTACATTCTCTGTGGTAACTTTTGTAATCTCTTTTTCTTTTATATCCATAGTATCTGAACCGGCACCACTCATTACTTCGTTATACTTTCTACTAAATGCTTCAGCAGGACTTTCACCAAATGGTCCTAATGCCTTAACAGCAGCAACACCACCTAGTGTAATAGCTTTAAGCACTGTACCAATATCAAATATCTTACCCATAATTCTACTTGTATCAAATGTAAATATGCCTTTGATAAAGTCCCATGCTTTCGTTGCCATGCCTACAACAAATTCAATAAGACTAAAGTTAGCATCTGCGCCACCAAATCCAAATATATCTCTTATGAAGTTGACTGCCATATCTATTGGCGCTGTCAATACAGATAAGAAGAATGAACCTGTGCTTGAGAATAGTGTACCAAAACCACCAAGTATTCTATCAAAGTCTAGTGTGAATATACCTGTAACAATATCTACAATGCCACCAACTGCGGCTTTGAAGTCTGCTGTAATCTTTTCACCAAATTCACCAATGAAAGAACCTAGTTGTTCTAAACCTAAGAATGATAATGCCATGTCAAGTAAATCTGTAATCAATCTTACAAATGTACCTATGAAACCATCTACTATGCCTTCTACTGCACCTCTAATACCATCTACAATAGAACCACTCTCGCCATATTCTTCCATAAATCCAGTTATACCATCTATGACACCAAGTATTAATGTGATTGGCAAAAATAATTTACCAATAACTTTACCAACTGCCTTCAATGGTCCTAATATATTGTCTATTGCCATAGCAACCGTACCTGTCTTAGCGGCAAATAAACCTCTTACTGTTGCAATGATTGGTCTGAATACTCCTGCTATTCTAGCAAATGCATTTTTAAAACTATTTACAATAAATGTAACTAATTTGTTTTCTGTAATGGCAGTTCGAATAGTTCTTACTTTTTCCATAAAATCTAATTGTATCAATCTAAATTGCATAGACAAACCCATAAACAGATTTCTAGCAGGTCGCATCATATTAGAATATCTAGTATTCAACGACTTGTTCATTGCCTCTATTGTCTTAGGCATTATTCTGACTGACATTAAACCAGCTCTCATGTTTTTCAATATTGCTGGTCCAAAACCTAATGTACCTAAAGTACCAATACCTCTGGCAAATGTGGCCATTGCTCTGATAGATTTAAGTTGTTGTGGTAATCTTAATATGTCTTCTGTATTTGTTGCTTTTGCAAAAGCGGCTAGAGCAAGAAGTCCACCTATGGCCATTTTACCAACGCCTGGTCCTTTATCGCCCTCATTTACTGTTGCACCACCAATAATATTACTGTTACTATTGCTAAGTGCTTTTAGTCTTTCTTTTTCTGCTTCTCTGGCTCTATCTCGTTCTCTACGAAATGCCTCCATATCAAATGCAAACATCTCACCTAACAGGTAGACCATATTCTCTTGGCCTTTTTTGATATCGTGATTAATTTCTCTGATATCTTCTAAGGTATCAGCAGCCTGCATATCTGTAGCAGATGCTTTAGACATGCCTGAAATAGCAGAACCAATAGCAGTTTGGCCTGCTTGAACGGCAGCTATCATTGAACCTTGTGTTTTACCTGTATTCTTTGCCATTACTTAATCCATTTCTTCATTGCTAGGTAGATACCATAACACACAAATAGATATACAGTTGCTACGCCTACATCTACCAAATGTTCTCTCATATGATAGATAAACTC